GCAGCTGTTAGTAACCAACTAAACTAATAGGAGGCCATTATGGCTGCTGTATTCCCCGTCGTCGGATCAGGATCATTCGACACAAACCCGTCTTACTCTGGCGGTTTCATTCCACAACTGTGGTCCAATAAACTCAACGCTAAGTTCTATGCGAACACCATGATGACTGAGATTGCCAATACCGATTGGGAAGGCGAGATCAAAAATCAGGGCGACACAATTCGCATCCGTACTGCACCATCAATCACAATTAATGATTATGCTGGCGCTGGTACAACTCTTACCTCTGAAGTTCCTACGCCTATCTACCTAGATATGCAGATCAACAAAGGTAAATACTTCAGCGTGCAGGTCAACGACGTACTTGCTCACCAAGCCGATATGGACTTGATGAACATGTTCACCGATGACGCTGCTAAGCAGTTGAAGATTAACATTGAAAACGAATGTTTCTTTAACTGGTTTGTAACTGAAGGTGCACACGCTGATAACGCAGGCGGCACTGCCGGTGCTTTGTCTGGCGAGTATAACCTCGGTACTGACGTTGCCCCAATCGACCAAGCTACTCCAAAGAACGTACTGGATTCGATCCTTCGTATGTCAGCTGCTCTTGACGAGCAGAACGTTCCTGAAGATGGCCGTTGGTTGATCCTTTCGCCTTTCGACCGCCAGTTGCTCATGCAAACTGACATCGCTCAGGCGTACTTCACAGGAGATGCTTCAAGCACCATCCGTACTGGTAAGATCGGTATGTTGGATCGCTTCGAAGTTTATGTTTCTAACCTTCTGCCTAAAGGCGCTGCGGGTAAAGCATTGGTTCCGGGTCTAGCTGCCACTTCAGGCGGTGCTACCGTAACTAACGCTAAGAACCGTCGCATGATGGTAGCTGGTACGAAAGCATCTTGTGCATTCGCATCGCAGATCAGCAAAACTGAACCTCTTCGTAATCAAACGGACTTTGGCGACATCGTTCGTGGCCTAGCCGTTTATGGCCGCAAGGTCATCAAGCCTGAGGCTTTGATTACTACGATTGTAGGCGCGGCATCTTAATAGCCCTTTGAGGGGGGGTTCGCCCCCCTTCTTATAACTTTGGAGGTTATTATGGATGTATTTGATCTTATAAACGCCGTAGACGCTGAGGTTGTTGCCAATAAGGCAGTAGCTAAGGTCGACGGTTCACGCGTGGTTGTAGCCCAAGTAATCGGCGACAAGATGGTTCTAACTGCCGAAGGCGAAGAGATGGCTAAGAATGCTAAGCCCGCTCCCGCACCTAAAGCTAAGAATACTAAGTCGAAGACAGCTAAAGCTGCCGCTGCACCCAAATCTAGCGAATAGGGGGTAACGGATGTCTACCGTAAAAGTCACGGACATTATTAGACGAGTAGAGGATGTCTTACAGGACACCAATATTCGGTGGCCGCGTACGGAATTGCAGAATTGGATGAACGAGTCTTACCTCGCCATTACTCTTGCACGTCCTGACGCTAACGCCAAAACAGGCTCATTCACTTGCGCAGCAGGTACACGGCAGGTTCTCTCATCAGAGTTCCCGTCTAGTCTTCGTTTGCTGGATGTCACCCGAAACTTAGCCACCAACTCAGGCTACAAGGTTATTCGCCTTGTTGCTCGTAGTGTTCTGGACGATCAGCGACCCGCATGGCACGCTGAGACTGGTACGACAGCTATCCAGCACTTCACGTTTGACCCACGTCAACCGAAAGAGTTCTTTGTCTATCCACCGGCTACAACAGCCGCTGAAATTGAAGTTGTTTACACGGATTCTCCGGGTGCAACTGCTTTGACAGAAACTCAACTCGATCCGGCAGGTTCAGATACAACAGTTATTCTATTGGACGACATTTACATGTCCCCAATGATAGACTGGATTCTGTACAGAGCTTACTCGAAAGATGCTGAATACGGTGCGAATGAGCAACGTGCGCAGGCAGCTTACGGGGCATTTAACGCGGCTCTGGCCACTAAAAACCAAGTAGACTCGGCGGTATCGCCATCTAACATGAGTTCGGTGACTTAATATGGCAGTAGCATGGGCTAATTTCCTTCCGTATATTCAGCCCCTGCTTCCGGGCTGCCCGGAAATAATCATCGAAACTCACTTGCAAGAAGCGGCAGCTGAGTTTTGTGCGGTCAGTCAGATATGGCGTTATGACATAGATAAGGACTACACCAGTAGAAATACTGCTGAGTACGAAGTCGAGGTTCCTACTCGTGCTGTTTTAGAGGACATTCTAGTTCTTTATATAAACGGTACAGCGGTAAACCGTGTGTCAGACCGTCATTTCGACCTGCCCAGCGGCGTAGCCAACGGGCGTCCCATGTCTTTTAGTATATACCAAGATTCTCAGATTAGGTTTTACCCAACCCCCGACAGTAAGTACGAGTTCGAGGGTACCGGTGTAATTAAACCATCTTTGACAGCTACAGGCGTGGAGGACTTTATCTTTGAATCATACGGTCGTTCAATCGCTTGTGGGGCTATATTTCGCCTAGCGATAATCCCCGGCAAAGAATGGACCAACCCTGAACTTGCGGCTTACTACAAGTCCGAATTCTACAAGCACGCCACCGACGCATCAGGCCGTGACACACGCGGCGCTAGTCTTCGGGCCAAAATGGTTGGGTTTGATAAAGCCAGCGTTCGCAGGGGGATTTAATGGCACAGATATTTAAGTACGTTCAAGGAGATACCGGTCCACAGATTCGTGTAACCCTTACGAACGAAGATGATAACGCACCGGTCGACTTGACCAGTGCTACAGTTACTTTGCACTTCAGAGAAGCGGGCGCTGAAAGCGTTCTGTTTTCCAGACTGTTCTTCATTAACCCTGAGACGGCAGACACAGGTGTCGCTGTACTCCAGTGGAGTGAAGGAGACCTCGAAGTTGATGCGGGTACTTACGAAGGTGAGATTGAGGTTGTTAGAAGCAGCGGTGTCCGTGAGACATTGTTCGACAAGCTCAAGTTCAAAATTCGGGAGGACTTTGCGTGAAGTTAAAGTCTGTCGAGCTTGTTAATGCGTTATCTGCTGAGTTTGAGCAGCTAAACGTACTTACGCAAACTTCGGTAAACATTAACCAAAACGTTGTGAAGGCAGAGCAGGGTAACTTCCTCCTCTTCGCCTCATTCTTTGACACGTTCTACGTGGAAGACGGAACCCGCCCATCAGACGCATTGTTCTTTGGGTATTTTAAAACTTTTGATGATGCTTCTGCTGTAGCTGACCTTGCCGCTAAATCGCTGATCCGGGGTGTAAGTGACTCCGGCTACGTAATTGACAGCGAAGTAATACGGTTTGTTAAAGGCGAGTTCGAACAAGTGGGGTCTGTAGACACCCAGTCGTTTGATTTCGGCAAAGACCTAGCTGATCTTGTTTCCGGTATTGGGGACCAAGTATTCATATTCGCTAAGAAGTTCCCAGAAGACCCTGTAGGGGTTGCTGAAGCGGTTTTGCTAGACGCTTCTCTTGTAAAGGTTGACACTACTGGGTTGCAGGACGAACCAGCGCTCACTACGGCTAAACCAATAGCCGAAATAATAGCCAGCGCGGGCGATCAAGCGTTCTTATTTGCTAAGAAGTTCCCACTGGATCAAGTTACAGCCTTAGACGATATAGCTACTATAGCATCGAGCAAAGCCTTAACTGACCAACCCGTTTCTACAGATAACGACATCATAGCCTTCGCTAAAGCTCTTGTAGAGCACGGTTACATATCTGAGGCTATTGATACCCTTAACGTAGGAAAAGTCTTTACGGACGTTTCTGCGGCTTCTGACGTGATTAACACGTTTGGGCTAGGTAAAAACTTAGGAGACACCGTTGGTTTTACTGACGATGTTGACGGCACGGCCTCTACTCTTGATGACCAAGAGATGCAGTTTCACAAAGCACGCACGCATGTGGCTTCTGTTTCAGAGGTGTTTGAGCGACAGGTCGACTACAGTCGGGCCTTTACAAACAGTTCAAATACGTCCGATAGTACAAATATGGTTACAGGTAAGCATATTTATGATATACCTGTAGCAAGCGAAACTCTGGCGAAATCTCTTGCGAGATTACGTTCAGACAGCGCCCTTTTAGGAGACGCGACAGTAGTAACAGCTGGAAAGGTGTTACTGGATTTGACCTCGAGTACCGACACGGGGTCATTGAGGAGTCAGGGGTACTCTGACTTCACTTACTTTGCGGAAGACTTTGTCGGAGCTTCCACTACGTTCTGAAGGAGATCGTTATGATTAACGAAAACTTGAAGCTCTCCGGCCAGCTTAACATAGTCCTGAAGGACAAGGCCGGAAACGTCAAAGACACAGTACAGGTTAAAAACCTCGTTGTGAATGCTGGGCTTGCGTACATTGCGTCACGCATGACTGGTACCGCTAAGGCTGTTATGTCTCATATGGCACTGGGTTCTGGCACAACTGCTGCGGCAGCTGGTCAGACTGATCTTGTTACAATTTTAGGTTCCCGCGAAGCACTGGACACCATTACCATCGCAGGCAGCAATAACGAAAAAGTCGTGTACGTGGCTTCGTTTGAAGCTGGCGATGCGACTGGTGCAGTTACTGAAGCAGGTATCTTTAACGCAGCAACTTCTGGTGACATGTTGTGCCGCACTAAATTTAACGTCGTAAACAAAGCAGCTGATGACACGATGTCCGTGACTTGGACTATCACTCTGTCAGCATCTTAAAAAGTTAGGGGTGTAATCCATGGCAACGATAACTACACGCGCTGGTAAGGGTTCGCCCCTAACTAACACTGAAGTCGACGATAACTTTTCGAACCTCAATAGCGCAAAATACGAAAGCGGTTCTGCCGCTGAATTCGCGAGCGTAGACTTACCCGATGACGGGAAAATTAACCTCGGGGATACTAATGACCTTGAGATTTTTCATCAGTCTAGCAATAATAACTCTATCATCAGAGAGTCTGGCGGTGGTGTATTATCATTACAAACTAATGGGTCAGAGGCCTCTATCTGGGATACTACTAATGCCCAGCACATGGGTAGGTTTATTAATGGTGCAGAGGTTCAACTACAGTATGATGGCGATACTGTATTTAGTACAACAGCAACAGGCGTAAACGTTACCGGAGAAGTAGCAGCTACATCCCTAGACATTTCAGGCGACATAGACGTAGACGGCACTGCTAACTTAGATGGTTTGACTGTAGACGGTGCTAGTGAGATAACAAGGTTGGGCTTAGGTACAGCTGCACACGCTTCAGCGGCGTTGCATATTACAACTACTAATCAGCACATTCGTTTCAACAATGGTTCTGAGCTTGGGGTCATAGACTTAGATTCTGATGGCGTGTTAAACATCTGGGCGCACGGCGATGGAGAAGTACTTAAACTTCGAACTGGCTCTGGCGCAGGCGCTGATATCCTAACTATAAATGGTGAGGCGAGCACCTTTTCGGGAACAGTCACAGCCAACGCAGGTGTAGTAGTAGATAACTTTACGCTTGATGGGACTACTCTGGCTTTAAGTTCTGGAGACCTTACTTTAGATGCGGGAGCGGGAGATATTGTTCTTGATGCTCATGGCAATCAAATAGCATTTAAAGGTAGTTCAGGGCAAATAGGCTTTATTGATTTAGCTACTGGCAGGATGGACATTAAAGCGTCTAACGCAGATGCGGATATGAGATTTCAAGGTAATGATGGTGGCGTTGCTATTAATGCCCTCACCCTTGATATGTCTGAAGCAGGTGCGGCTACATTTAACAGTACTGTAAAAACCACAGGGCTAGATTTAGAAGCCATTGCCCAATCTAAGTCCGACACTGCCGTAGACGTATTCGTCTATGACACACGAAAAGATAGCGATGGTGGTGCATGGAGAAAGCGCACACAGAACACTAGTTGGTACAACGAAGCCTCGGGAAGTAATAGAAGTTCACGAAAAGAGTTTCCAAGTGTCGCTGTCTTAGCATTTAACACTAGCCAAGAATTATTCATATATGATGGAGACGATCCTGATCTTCCTATATGGGCAAAATACACTAACTTTACACAAGATTCTGGAGGTTTTGCTTCCATAACAGCTATAAATGGCAGCATATACTGTGGACAAGCCTCTAGTACTGCGGCGTATAGTGGTAATGGGTACTTTCAATTAAACTTTGCAGTTGATTACTTTTTCAGTAACATAATATCAATATTTAGTACTCACAAACAAGGCAGGGCGGAAGGACTTCTTACTTCGTATAACTATAAGTCAAGAGGAGACAGAACCACTCCTCTATATGGTTTAGTAGCGTATCAAGTGGCTGATATTGCAGTAACAGTCCTCCCCAACGCACCTATAGACGCTGACACTGGACTACCTGTGCCGACCATAGCGGTTGCTACAGATGGTGGTGTGAGTGTTATTAAGGATGATGGGAGTGTTGTTGATATTGTATCAAATACTTTAGCGCATGAAACTCCTCGAGAAGTTAAGTTTGTTGACGATAAAGTATTCTGGGTGGCAGGTAATAATTACGATAATGCTTGGAGTAGTGTAAATTCAACAAAAATACCTTCGGGTGATATTACTACACCTTATGCTAGCGTCACCACTGCCAATGCTTTAGTTTCAAAGTACACTCCTAAAGAATGGAATGTAGCCCATCATGCAGGTGATTTATTAATACCTATTAATATGCAGTCACCTAGAACAGGCGCTTTAATAGAATTAGCTAAAGATGATGAACTTATCATAGGCGGAAAAGGTTCAGATGACCACGGTACAGTAGTAAAAGTTGTAGAAAATGTATCTGACCCCGAGTCTGGAATGCTTGCACAAATAGCTTCTGACTTTGCTACTGGCTATCAAGTTGGTGACATCAAGTTAGCTACCCTTTCGGATACTGATACGGCTGATGTTACCGGGTCTGAGTTGGTTACGAATGGTACGTTTGCTAGTAACGCTAATAGCTGGGATACCAACAACGGCTCTAGCATCGCTTGGAATGGCTCTAGTGACCAAACAGCTACTGTTACATCCGGTGGAAGTGTGGTGTGGAACGGAGCAACACAAGTAATTACTGGATTAACTGTCGGTAAAACTTATGTGGCTACAGCAGACATCATAACATCTAACAACTGGGGAGCTTTTGGTTTTGCCGCAGGAGCAAACAGCGGTAACAGGCTAGGCTCGTACACGTC